ATTAGATCCAGAACCATCGTTAACAAGCATTAAACCACCAGCGTGATTGTCAGTTCCTTCAAAGTATTGAGGTATTTTTTGACTTGCAACCATTGCTATTTGCGCTGCGCCCAATAAACCAATTAAAATAGATAATGGAACGTTCCCAGTTTTTAAAGCAGAAATAACGCCCTGAGCCGTATCTATAGCGATGTTAAATATAGCTTGTTTTTGTTTTGCTTTATTTTCTCTATTAGCTATTTCTTTTTGTTTTTGCTCTAAATCCTCAGCAAGTTTAGCTTTAGCAACTGCACTATCCCCAGCATATCCTAATGATATCTCATATTGATCCTGTAGCCTTTGTTTCTCTCCTTCAAAATTAGCCTGTGAAGCATTGGATATAAAATTATACATTTCTTGAAATGACTCCATTATTGCTACCGTTTTTTCTTCGGTTGTTTTTGCCATGAAATCAAATTCATCGGTAAATATATTTAAAGTTTCTCCAAACCCGCTATTTTGCGCAAAGTCAGCAATAAAACTATTTAAGAAATCGTTAGTTTTTTTAATTTCATTATTTGCGTTTTTTAACGGATCTGTTATATTTAACCCTACAGTTAATGGCTCCGTAAGTATTTTTATAGCTCCGTTAACTTGCTCTATAGATTTATTGAACTGGTCGAACTCTGTTGCATTTTTTGCCGTTTCGTCTCTCGTTTTTTCAAGTGCTTTTCTTAGATTCTTTAAATTTTCTAAAGCCCCATTTTCCTCTGTTATTTTTGGAGATCCTACACTTACTAAATCCGCACGCTTTTCGTTTTTTGCTTTTGCTTTTGTGTTTTCTTTTATTACTTCCGTTTCTTGTGCTTTTGTAGCCACTAAAGAAGTTAAAGCTTCGTTAGCAGCCATAACGCGACCCCTTTCAACTCCTAAAGATCTATTTATATTGGCTATATTTTCTTTTGCATCGTTTAATTTTCCTGTGTTAAATAAGTTTCCAAATGATATTTTATTGAATTTATCATATTCAGCTTGGTTTTTCTTTAACTCATCGTTTAATGTGCTTATTTCCCATTCAGCGGCTTCTTTATTTTGCAAAGCAATAGCTCTTTTTCTTTCTGGGGACAAACCTTTGTAAATTTCAGAATCAGCTTTTTGTGAAGCTGACGCGGACTTGTCTCTTATGCTGGAAAACGTACTGTTAAAATCTTTTAACGATTGAACCATACTATTTAAAACCTGCAATGTCCCTGTCAAAAACCCTGTTAATTTACCGCCTCCATTGTTTAAGCTTCCTATAAATTCAGTCCAACTGCTTGAAAGTCTAGTTTGCGCTGCAGATAAAGTTTCAACTCTTGCCAATTGTTCTATTCCGTAAACTTTTTCTAATTCTTTTACGAATTTAGGCAAAACTTCTGACGATATTAAATCCCCCGCTTTCATCATTTTTCCTAATTCCTTCTCGTTAACCCCTACAGCCTTTGCCATAATTCCTAGCGCACCCGGTAAAGCTTCGCCAAGTTGCCCACGCAATTCCTCCGCCTGAATAGTGCCTTTTGACATCATTTGGTTTAAAGCTAAAAAAGCACGTTCTTGATTTTGAACGCTCAAACCCATTGACGCTCCTGCTTTAGTAACGCTTTCAAAAATCCCCTGTATTTCAGCTCCTGATATTTTATCTTTAGCAGACACGTAAAATTGAGTAAATTGTTTTGTAAGTCCTTGTATCTCTACACCGTAAGCCTCTGATATTCTACTTAAAAAAGCTTGATTTGTCGCCAATTCCTCCTGACTTCCAGAAACTTGCTTTAAAGCCATATTTAAGCTTTCAAGTTCTTTTGTAGTATTAAATATATTTGTCGCCAACATAGCAACTCCCGCAACACCCGTTACAATTCCAAACGCTCCAAGTGCAGAACCTATACCATTAAACGCGCTGGAATAATTACCTACGTTCCTTTGTGACTTTCCTAATGTAGCATCTATTTTTTTTAATTCACGATCTAAAACATTTGCTTTATCAGCAGCGTTTTTAAACTCTCTTGAATTAGCTCCAAATTTTACTCCAATATCTTGCGCGCTTCTCGTAGCTTGCTTATGCGAAGCGTCTAATTTTTGATAAGCACTAGCCGTGTTTGAAACGGCTTTTGCCTCTGCCGTTGCGTTTTGCAACGTTATACGAGCGTCTACTTTTTCTTGAAGTGTAGCAGAATTTAATTTTAATTTAGCTTCTTTTAGCTTTAAAATTTGCGCTTCTAAGGTTTTAATAATTGTATTTTGCTTTAACAATTCAGCGTTTAATGAAGCGGTATTATTTACCGAATTATCCAAGCCCGTTGGCGTAGTGATGCCAGAAATGCCTTTGCTAGCTCTTATAGCTGATTGACTAACTTTTATAAGCTCTGCATCGGCCAAAGATAATTTTAATATTAAATTTTCTACTTGCTTAATCGCTTCACTTCCAACAACTAAATCTATGTTATTTGCCATTTTTTAATTTTGCTTAGATTTTTCTTCTAATAATTTCGTTATTTCAATCCATTCCAAGACCGTTATTTCTTTTGGGTTTAATCTGTAGGGATATTGCAACCCTAAAGTAACTATTTGCAACTGTTTAGCAAGCGATACACTTTCTTTTTTAGCATCTTTATTCAACTCTAAATCAATCAACGCTATTCGTGTCTTCAACCCCTCACAAGCTAAATTAAGCCTTATCAGCTCTTCTGCATCCCCATCAATTGTGTTTATTTCTGGCATTTTGAATCCGTGAAGGGATAATTGTTGAATAAAAAGCAATCTAATATCCATTTGATTATTGGCGAATCCTAGCCACATTCTGGCAATTAATGACTTTACGACTGTATATTTTAATTTTAAATTGTCAACTTCGCCCCATTTTTGCAATCGATTTGTAAAACTACGATCATCTATTGCCTTAAAATACTCGTCTAAAATAATTTTTTCTAATTCTAACAAATTCTCGTTAACTTCTTTTTTTTTCCTTCCGTCATATCCTTCAATGAACCAATTAAGATCCTTAGTATTTCGGTATTTATCGAAATTATAAAGTGGTAGCGTTTCGATGCTTTCGTGATACAATGTAGTCATAATGTTCTTTTTAAAAATTTTATTAATTCAGGGTAAACAATATTATAATTTACTATGTCGCTATTCTTTTTATTAAGCCCAAATAAATTAGTATATCCATTAAAGAAACTGGCTTTATCTCCCGATCCCGTGCCTGTTGAGAATATATTAAATTTAGTTAATGATGGATTTATATTAATTTGCAAACCTCTTATAAAATCATTGGAATCTTGAAACGTGTATAGATTACCTGCTGTTTTTTCTGGGTTTATTAATTGCGTGCTTAGCGTGTAAGTTCCTTTAAACACATTACTGCTGTTTTTTAGTAATTTATCATCGCTTCCTTGCCCTTGTTTTAATGAATCCACATTTAGAGACACTATTTTATTTTCATTCGCTAAAACTATACGCTCTTGCTCATCTAGCACTTTTGACGCTATAGCCTTGCATTTATTAATATAATCCCTGATTGTTGTCATATTGTTTCAAATATACAAATTAATTTAAAATAATTTGATTTCGCTATTGTTTAATTCAAATATTATATTATCTTTGGTAAAAAAAACAACACTATGAAATCGCTACTTTTTAAATCAGCTTGGAACTTAGTAAAATTAAATAAAATAACATTTTCAGAAGCTCTAACAATTGCTTGGAAATCATACAAAAATGAAGTTCAAATAATCGTTTGTGAATCTTGGAATAAAATAAAAAGAATTGCTTTTACTAAAAACGGCACAACATCGCAATTTATCGAAAATGTAATTAACGCTACTAAAATAATCGTAAACAACGAATGTGCAGCGGCTTATTATAACGGATCAACATTTAATAACGATTAATAAAAAAAAAACCATGAAAACATCAGAGAAAATTATATCATTAATTGTAGTTATAATTATAGTATCAATCCATTTATTAACTCCTTTAAATTACAGATAACTTATGCAAGACAAAAAACCTCACGGAGGTATAAGAGAAGGTTCTGGACGTCCTAAAGGATATAAGAAAAATGTATCTTTTTGGTGCGATCCAAAATATAAAGAAGTAATTAGAAAATTTATAAAAACTTTAGATTATGAAAAAAATTAGAAAGTCAATATCTATGTATTTAATCAGGCTTACTTTTTACGTAATGCCAAAAGGAGAGTTAAAAAATGATTATAAAAATTTTTTGTATAAACAAATATTAAAACAAATGAACCATGAAAACAAAGCTAAAACATACCTATGATATTAACGAGGGTTTGCGTGAAATAATTAAAAAGCAATTCATTAAAGCATTTTTAAGCCGACTTCATATAAATGACTTGGCAAATTGGTAAATTTAAAGATAATTGATTGTGATAGCGGAAACGAACAATATCCATAAGATTGGGAATTAAGTTGTACTGTAATGATTGATAAAAAAGAGTAGTTATGAGAGAAATGTTTGAAATTATTAATGAGTACAGCTGGACTACTTTTTTTATATTTATTATGATAATTTGCATAATAGAACAAATAAAAGAGTAAACAAAAAACCCGCTACAATTAACTAGCGGGTTTAAAACTAAAAAAAATAACTAACTATGAAAAATCAAATATACTAAATTACTACAACTTTTGCACTATTAGATTTAAATAAAACATCTGCTGGCGTTAAAATAACCCCTTGCAATGCTACAGTTATAATATTTCCTATAGCGTTAGCCGTTACGGTCAATGTGTATTTATTTGTAACCGCATTAAACACAATAGTAGATGGAACTATCACAAGCCCGTTTCTAGTGATTGCGAAATTAGGAGCTAACAACCCTAAAACTGGGTTTGTTTTGTCTAATAAAAACGCGCTTAAAACGATTGAAGTCGAAGCTGTAGCAATCGGATCTACAGTAACCAAAACTTCATTTACGCCTGTCAATTCAGACGCGGTAAAGTCTAAGTTTTCCGTTTTAATCCAGCTCATACGCTCGTCAATTTCCGCCCTGTCTACAAGTTGTAAACTGATTGTTTGACTTGAAGCGTCCGTTCCGTTTGAACCAGTATATTTTCCGTTTTCAAACATTCCCAACGTAAATCCTTTTGGAACGCCCGCTTTAGTAACAGTCATAAACATTGAGTTATCAACGTCAAACATTACTAAATCATAATTCCCGTACCCGCTTAACGATGTCAAAGCTTTATGAAAATTGATTCCGTTGTCAAACTCTACCGCGTATTCATACGGGTTTTTCCCAGCTACTACTTTTATTCCAGAACCAGGACGAGTAATGATATTGTCCTCTGCCGTGTTATCAGTAAAAGAAACAACTCCTTGAAGCATTACTAATCTTCCCGCTACTTGCAAATTTCGCATAGAAGCTTTGTCTACCATAGTAGTAAAATTAAATCCTTTTTCTAAAAGACCTAAAGATACTACTCTTTTTCTATCTGCTCGACAACCTGCAAGGCCTGTGCCTAAACTGCCAATCCCACCGCAATTAACGGTATTAATTTGTTGTTGTAAACTCATTTTATTAAATTATTTGAGATTAAATTTTTAATTGTTTTTTCGTCTGTAAGTTCTATTGTCGATCCCACATTGTAAAGTTTGTCAAAAGTGAACTGTTTTATCACTTTGAAACTTTGTTTTTTTATTACTTTTTCTTCTGCCATAGCTTAGAATTTAATTGTGTTTATGCATCTTTCTTCAAATTTAACGGTAATATCTAAAACGATAACGTTCCAAAAATCACTCCCTTTCATTAAGTCCTCTTCGGTATAGTTCGCTTCTCGTCTTTCTACAAAAGTATCGATAATCGTAGTAGCTCCGCTTGCCTCCAACGCTTTTAAAACGTTGTTTAATAATGGATTTAAAACGTTTTCAAATTCTGTATTCCAAACTGTTGGATTTCGATGGCCAACATTCTTACTGTCTTTTGCCAAAATTAAGCGACATTTTTTTGAAACTGAACGCGAATACCTATCCACCGTCTGCTCACCATTAACCAACCAAACCAAAGGATATTTATTCCCCGAAATAGTTTTAAGAAACAAAATCAAATCCGATTGGTCACCCCATTCAAATCGAATAGGAAAACTTCTTGCCGTGCTGTCCACATATTCTGGCAATTGCGCAAAGATTGTTTTTAGCAACGTTTCTGTGACTATCATAATCCGAGTTGGTTCTTATATCTGTAAATAGGTCTATTTTTTTCCACGAAGTTCAGTTTTAAAAACGAAAGTAGTGAACGACTATTTGAAAATGTTTCCTGTGAGTTGATACCGTTGTATTGATAATTCGATGTTGAAAAATCTTGATACAAAAATAAAAAGTCATTCCAAGTGTTTACCATTCTTTGAGTTGGACTTACATTGTCCGCTCCTTTCGGATTGGCTTTTGCATCGCCAAAACCAGACATATAACTAACATTATCTACTAACCAATTATAGTAAACTAAATCAACCAATAAAGAAGTTTTAGCTAATCCATTTATTTGAATAAGTCCTTTCCAATCGCCTTTTCCGTTTACTAAATCAATCCACTTTTCAGGAATCCCAGTAGTAACTATTGGAAACATTCCACCAACTAAATGACTGTTAAAATCAACAATTTCAGCATCTGTTAAAATTGATTCCAAAAACAAACGACACGTATCATCAATTAATCTTTCAAGCTCAGCAAATGCTTTGCTGTCCGACTCCTCCAAATTCGGTATTACATATTTAGGTGATTGAAAATATGTGTCGTTTATAATATACATTTTTATTTAGTTGTTTTAGGTTTCTCAAAAATCCCTTCTTTCAATCCTTTTTCAATTACAGATTTGTCTGAAATGTCAATTTCTTGACCCTTTTTATATCCAGCCCAGTCTTTTATAAGTACAACTTTCATTATGCTTTTGTAATTGCGGTTTTAATTGTATCAATGTCATCGTAAATAAATGCCTGTGCATCTAATTTCTTAACAAATGCGTGAAATCTTGATTCTCCTAACATTACAAATTGATTTTTAATGAAATCATCGTTTACGTAACCAATTTTAACCGTGTATGGCATATAGTTAGTTGTATGATACATTCCCATATCCGCAACGAAAATTTTTCCTACTGGAATAGAAGTCTCTGGGATTATGGTAACCCCACCGATATTTACTTGATTGAAAAGCGATGCAGTTGGATACAAAGGGTGTCCTTGTGTATCTTTTGCGGAAACCAAATTAATAAAAAAGTCGTTCGGATTTACTAAAACTAAATTTGCACGATAATCTAATTCATCCGTATAATTGTGAGTAGTTGCTATGTCAGTTATTGCAGCGTTTACAACATCCATAAAATTTGGAGTTGGAACAGCTAAAGCCAACGCACCAGCCGAAAATACACGTCCGTAAACAGTCGCTCCTTTTGGTTGTGGTGCAACGCCAGTTCCAAACAAAATCGCTTTTGCTTTGAAAAGATTGTGTTTTTTGAAAAGATAATCTTTCGCAACACTTTCTAATCCTTTCACGTCTTGTATCGCTTCTTCTGTCAATCTAATCCAAGCGGCGGCTTTTACGGGTTTCGCATAGTTAGTCTCCCAGGTGAAGTCGATTTGAGGCTTTGCAGCTCCTTCTGCTACAAAAGTATAATCTCCATCTTTCGGAACTGATTCCGTATACGGAAACGCTGCTGCCGAAGTATTGATGTTTGTGGTCAAATTCAAGACTTGCATTTCACGTAAATTCACGTTTTGCAATGGTGCTAAATCAGTTCCAACCGTATTTGGCGGTGTAGTATTTGTTCCGTTAGATGTCGTAATGTCAGCAACTGCTTTCATCGTGAACTCGACCATTCCGCTTCCTGCGGCTTGTATGCCTTTGATTTTGTCGATATTTTCAGTCAAGAAATTTTTCAACTGCACCTCGTAAGAATCTACATTTAATCCTGCTTTTGCGCTTTCTTGCAATTGCTTGATGGTTTCGTTTGCATCGTCCAAACCTTTTGAAGTGTTTTTCAAAGTATCGTTAATTGGTTCAATAGCTTTTTCAATTGCTAATTTTTGAACTTCTGCATTATGAGCTTCTAACCCTTTTACGTAAATGTCCGCTTGTTCATCGGTCATTTCGCTAATTTCTTTTTGTGATTTTTTAATAAACATTTTGTTTTGTGTTTAAATTAATATTCGTCTTTTTTTCGTTTGAGTGATTAAAATCGGCTCGGGTATTTCTGGAGTGACGATTGTCGGCTCTGGTTTATTTTTGGCTACTCCTGTAACGTGGTTGCTTCCAAACACGACTAGACTAGATTCTTTTACATTTTTAGCCTCTTTGATTGCATAAAAATACGGTATATAATCAAAATCTGATTTGTTAGCAATTTGGTTAATATATAAATCATACGTTTTTTTATACTCTAAATCTTCTGGGTTGTTACTATCAAATGCAAAAGCAATTTGCACATATTGCATCCGAACAGATGCTTCAATACTATCTCCACTATCTAACCATTCTTTTATGCTGTCCTTTACCTTATCTTTTTTAACTTTATAAATTAAAGCTTCAGTGTTTCCATCGTATGGATAGCCCAAAGATTGAAACGACAATTTAGCCGTTAATATTTCAATGTGTTCTTTTCTAACGATTACACTTTCAATTTCCAAATCGTGATCGGAAACTAAATAGTTTTTCCCTTGAATATCTTGAATTGACTTTTTCCAAATTCCGTCAATATGCAAATCTTCGTGGCTGTCTAAAATTCTTGTGGTGTTGACAACGATGTAGTAAAAGTCATTGTCAATTTTCAAAGCCTTTGTTTCGTCTTCTGAAAACTTCAAAGAATTTAAAGCACGACAATTTACAGCTGTGCCTTTGTCGCAAGACTTTTGAATTTCGCTCTTTTTGCGCTCGATGTTTAATCCAATTTCTTCCTTTGTCATTTCTTTATTTCTTTATCGTTTCGCAAATCCTTTTCTTTTTCTACTTTGAATTTTAATGCCTCTTTGCGTTGGCACTCTTTTTCACTTTCCTGACGTGTTAATTTAGTACCCATAATTTTATGATTTTATTAGCTTCGTCTTGACTAACCGATCCTGTTTGAACTGCTAAAGTAATATTTTCTATTTGAATTTTTACTTTTTCTGCTTTTTCTTTTTCAAACACTTGATTAAACATTAAGTGCGACCAGCTCATTCGAACGTCTTGAAAATCAAATTGACTTTCAAACCAATCTGTTAATTTTTGAGCTTTCGGCATTTGGCAGTACTCAATAAGCCTTGCCATTGCTTTCTCTTGATTTTCGTAAGTAGAACCCCTCAATGAAGTTTCTAAAATATCACGTGGAATGTTAAACATAGAACCAAACATAAAAAAGTCGGAATAAAAACTTTCATCAATTTTGAGTTTGCCTATATCTTCGACAAATCGCTTAATATCAATCATTGACTTAACCCCGTGAATAGTTTTATTTGAAAGTACTTTTTGCTCAATATCTTCCTTTTCAATTTCACCCATTGGAAGGTTCGAAAAGTCAGTCTTTGAGGGGTCGGCTTTTCCCGCTACCAAAAAACGTCCAGACAAAAATAAATTAATTCCTTTCGCATCAAGTGCTAACTCGGAATTGTTTATTATTTTATAAAGTGCATTAATCCTAGAAATTCCTTTCAATGGGTTTAAAACGCCAGCATTGGTAAGGTCTTGGAATATAGCGATTTCTTTTAATTGAATATCTTTGCTCTCGCCACTATCATAAGTATAAGTGATAGTTCCTTGAAGCAAATCATTATAAGATAAATTTGAAAATATAAACTTTTGTATTTTACGAATTGTAGTGTCGTTAAAAGTTATATTTGCAGGATTCAGCCATTGCAAAGATGATGTTACAATGTTCTTTGAATTATTAGGATTGTACAAGTATGCCGTTCCATATACATTTAGATAAAACTTATAGTCCCAAAAAAATTGTGTCCAGCTTTGAAGTAAGTTCGGTTTTGGTTTTAATGAGTATAAAAAATCAGATTCTTTTAATTTGCTATTTTGGTATTGGTTTACTTTTCCGAGGGAAAATATGTCACAATCCAACGAAACCACTTTTAAAAGTGCCGGATTATTTATGACTACTTTTATTTTATTACTGTCTGAAATCCTATTGGCAGTCCTACCCCCAAACATTTCATAAAATACGTCTCCGTTGATAGACGTTTCAACATTTGATGGTTGATTATTATTATAACCGAAATTAAAAGAAAATCCCATTTATTATAAATTTATTAGCAAATATAATTAATTTTTATTAATATTAATTAATTCTTTTCAAAATGTCTCCGTAAATATCTCATAGGGTCTATTAAGTCGTCGTTTTCTTTTACCACCTCATCATCAACTACTCCCATTCTGTCTTGTCGGTATTGATATGTCTGATGTTCAAATTCAATACCTTTTGAACAGTCGGTATAAAAAACATTCGTAGATTGTAGTAATGATATTCCTGCCATTACCGACCCTTTTGGCTTGTCAATCCCATAAGCATATTCCCATCCGTAATCTCGCAAAAGCCTTATATTATCAGGAACAGCACTATCGGACGGAATCATAGCATCTTTTGGAATGTTTAATTTTGAAACGGTGTGAATAATAATACCCCCGTTTTTGCCATTATTAACAAACGCTTTTTGAGAGTCTGGAAGTTCAGAAATAAGTTTGTTTTCGCTTTTGTAGTTTAATTCGTGAGTGTAAAAATTATTAGTGTATCGGTCATACTTGCCCTCAATAATTCCGAAGCCGTGGTTTTTGCCCCAGTCAATAGCAAATGCTGGTTTTAGATTTATGTTTAAATATTCCCGATATGGCATAGGTTTAAAATGCGTAAATATACGCCCCTCAACGCTTCCGATCTCTCCTAAGCCGTAAACTCTCCAAATATTAGCCCAATATTCATTTATAATAATTCCTTGCTCATTGTATCCTTTTTTTTGGTAGTCTAAAATCGAGTCTCTTTCTTGCGGGCTTAAAAAATCATTATCTTTAAAAGTTAAGTTTATGAAGTTGTTTTCAGTTATCAAGTCGTGTCCCCAAAATTTTTGATCTGGGTTAAAATCGATAATATTTAATTTACAACGAGATCCAACTTGCCTATAAGCTTCTAATTTTAATTTATTAGCCTCGTTAAAATACACTAAATCCCTTCTCATTCCCTTTCCTACATCGTGCGTATCAAGCCCTAAGAACTCAATAAAAGTACCGTTTTTAAATGTAAAAGTGTTTTCTGAAATATTCCATTTGCCATATTGCAACATATTCCAATCTCCCATAATATCTAAAAAATCTTTTATTACTGTTTTCTTCATTTTAGAAAGTTCGGCGGATATTACAGATATTTTTTTCTTGTCATTTCTATGAGCGTAATCTATAATCAGCATTAAGATAGAAATTGTTTTGCCTGCCCCCTGTCCTCCGGAAATTACAAAAACCTTACTAATTGATTTGAGTAAGGTTTTGATTTTATAAAGGGCTATTGTTGGTTTAAATTTAAAATCCATTTATTTTTTATCATCGAAAGGATTATCCCCAAAAATAGGTGTAAAGTTTATTTTCTCTCCATCTGTTGTGTGATCTATTTTGTCGCCGTATTTTTTAGGATTTAATTTAGAAACAACCCATTTACGAGCGTCAATTTTGATTCTTGATCTAGCGACAAATTCATTATCCATTACTTCATCACCATTTTCAAGTGTTTTTTTATCTCCATATGAAGCATCTGCAATTTGTATAATTTCATCAAAAATAGAATCGGCTCTAACCTCACAAGCGCGCGCGTATTGTTTTACTTTTATTTCATCAATAGAAATCCATTTAAAAAAAATTCTACTACTTGGCATATTTTCGCTTTTTAATATATTTCGCAAAGCTTCCCCTTCTTCA